AAGCCCCTGTTGATGCTGACGGTTATGCTGGTTGGAAGTTTGGTTCTCTTGCTGATTATCTTGGTGTACCTCCTAATGATAAGACCGCAGGTTTTAAAGTCGCTGATTCTTTTACTGTAAACGCTCTTCCTTTTCGTTCTTATGCAAAAATTTGTGAAGATTGGTTTCGCGACCAGAATTTACAGGATCCTCTTCTTATTCCGACTGGTGATGCAACTGTTGATGGTTCAGATACCGGTGAGGTTTGTTATGGTGGAAGTCTTTTCCATGCTAATAAATTTCACGACTATTACACATCTTGTCTCCCTCAGCCGCAGAAAGGTACTCCTGTTTCTATTCCGCTCTCTGGCACTATGCCCGTTATAACCCGCCCTGATTCTTGGTCTCCAGAGGTTTTGAAGCTTTATGGTGATAATACTTCTACTCGGTTGGCTTGGTCTACTTCTGTAGGTGATGTTAAGTTTGATGGAACTGCTATTGGAGTTTCTGATAGTTATTCAGATCATCGTTTTGTTGGTTTTACTGGTCTTGCTGGTTCTGGTAATCCCACGGGAACTTATTCTTTTGTTCCTTCTAATCTTGTCGCTTTTACTGGTGATGAAGTAGGCGCTGGCTCTTTTGTTGGTATTGATGTTTCCGCGCTTCGTTTTGCTTTTCAGATGCAGCGTTTTATGGAACGTCTCGCCCGTGGCGGTTCTCGTTATATCGAAATTCTTAAATCTATGTTTGGTGTGACTTCTCCTGATGCTCGTTTACAGCGTTCTGAGTATCTTGGCGGCAATCGTGTCCCTATTACTGTCCACGAAGTTACAAATAATGCGCAGTCTGAGAATGGTTTTCTTGGTAACCTTGGCGCTTTCTCGCATACTACCGATCATAACGGAGACTTCATAAAGTCTTTTGTTGAGCATGGCTACGTAATTGGTGTTGTGTGCGCTCGCTATGATCATAGTTACCCGCAGGCGCTTGATCGTCTTTGGACGCGTTCTAGCCGTGAGTCGTTTTACTGGCCTGTATTTGCTCATTTGTCTGAGCAGGCTGTCTATAAAGATGAATTGATGTTTTCTCCGGCAACTGCTAAAAGTGTTTTTGGCTATCAGGAAGCATGGGCTGAGTATAGATATGCTCCTAACCGTGTTGCTGGTGAAATGCGTCCCAATCATCCTCAGACTCTTGCTAGCTGGAATTATGCTGATGACTATGAGACTCAGCCTACTCTTTCCGAGTCTTGGCTTGCTGAAGAGAAGTCTAATATTGATCGTACCCTTGCTGTGACTTCTGCTGTCAGCAATCAGATTCTTCTTGATGTGTATATTCAGGATCATACTTCTCGCGTTATGCCTACGTTTTCTGTTCCCGGTCTGGTTGACCATAACTAAATTTAGGAGGGCTTCGCCCTCCTTTTTTGAAAGGATGTTTTTTTTGCCTAAATTAATTTCTAGTGATTCTGGTTATTCTGGCGCTGTTCGTCATTATGATAATGATAATGACGTTTACAATAAGCATTTTTGGTATAATGAGCTTCATCCGTTTTGGCGTAAATATGAGTATGGTAATGGTTATACACGTTATGTAGATAGGTATTCTGGTAAAGTTGTGCGTGATTTTTATGGCGATGATCCCAAATCTTTTAAAAAGGTTGTTTCTGATGCTGTTTCTTCTGCAAAGAGTCTTGCTTCTGGCGCCGTTTCTGGCGTTGGTTCTGCTAGCTTTTCTTCTGCGCGTTCTGCTCCCTTTTACCCTGATGCGCCTTTGTCTACAAAGTATGGCATGGACTCTTCTACTGCTTTTGCCGAAGAAATGGCGAACACTGCTCATCAGCGTAATGTAGCCGATCTTCGCGCCGCTGGCCTTAATCCTGTGCTCGGTATTTCTGGTTCTGGCGCTGGTACTACTTCCGGTAATTCTGCTGTTTATTCTACCATTGCGCCGCCTGATAATTCTGCTGGCGCTCTTTCTGCCATTGGTAAGGTTGCCGCCGGTATTGTCGGCCTTTTTGCTCCTAAGCGTGCTAATGCTGCTAAGACTGTGTTAGAAGGTCTGACCGAAATTTTGGAATAACGCTGCTTGAATAACGCCGCGATATAATCAAATTGACCGACTCGCGGGTGCGCGTGCGCGCGGTATTTTTTCGCGCGCGTGCGCGCCTGTGTGTCGGTCTTACCTTTGGCCGCGGTCTGGTGCCGGTTGAAATGATACTGCCGCATTTGGCAGTTAGCCCCTATACCCTCTTGTTGTATAGGGGCTAACTGACACCGCTATCTCGTGTGGCAGTATTTTTTGTTTGGAGTCTTTACAAACTTTGATTTATGTGTTATAATAAGTTATACTTATTAAGGAGGTTTAATTATGTCTGTTCCTGTTTTTGGTAATTCTTGTTCTGATAAACTTCATGTCTTTTCTGTTGTGTCTTATTATAGACCTGTTCGTTGGTTTGATTCTAATGTAGGTTGTGGTTTTGAGTTGCTTTGTGATTCCGATGATATTTGTAAGTTTCATCATTTTATTGTTGCTCCTAACCGTGATATTGCTAAGAGAAATGCGTTTGAACTTGTGCTTGAAGATGTGCATGATTTGTATGACAACGATGCTTCGGCTGTCATTTATCTTCAGCGTTGTAAACTTGCCGATGGTTGATTTGTTTATTCTTGATGATCGTTTTTTGAGGTCGATTGATGATGTCTTGTTACCACCCTTTAACCCGCGTCGTGTACCCCGTGGCCGCGAATATCAATCCTGATACCGGAAAGTATAATGGTTATGTTACGTCATGGGTGCCGCTTGAGTTGCGGCGCCCTGACTATCAGTATACTGATATTCCCTGCGGTAAGTGTCGTGGCTGTCGGCTTGATTATGCTCGCGAATGGGCTAATAGAATGTTTTTAGAGGCCGCTTTGTCTCCTGATGATAGTTGTTGGTTCGTGACACTTACTTATGATGATGCCCATATTCCTTTTTCTGAATCCGGTAATCCTACTCTTGTAAAGCGTGATGTTCAGCTTTTTTTAAAACGCCTTCGTCGCGCCCATGAAGATGATCGTATTCGTTTTTTCGCCGCCGGTGAATATGGTGATACTACTTTCCGTCCGCATTATCATATGATTGTTTTCGGTCTCCATCTGGATGATCTAAAGCTTTATCGGTTGTCTAAGCATGGCTATCCTCTTTATAATTCGGCTAGTCTGTCTGGCCGCTGGACTGATTTCGACGGTGTATCTAAAGGTTTTGTTGTTGTCTCCCCTGCGTCTTGGGAAACTATGAGTTATACCGCTCGCTATACGCTTAAAAAGCTTAAAGGTAATGATGGCTTCCTCTATGATGAGCTTGGTATTCTTCCACCGTTCTCTTTGATGTCCCGCCGTCCCGGTATTGGTGGCGATGCTTATTCCCCCGGCTTGTTTGAGCAGGATTATATTTACCTTGCTGGTCGTAAGATTGCGCCGCCTAAGTATCTTAAATCCTTGTATGAACGTTTTGACCCTGCTGAGTACGAGGGATATTCCGCTTACCGTAAAGAGCGTGCTAATGTTCGTACAGAGACTTTGATTAAGTCTCTTAATAAGCCCTATTTGGATTATCTTAAGGATTGTGAATATAATTTTTCCCATCGCACGGAGACTCTTAATAGGCGTGATTTAAATATTGATTTGTGAGGATGTTTTACGTGAAACGACAATTTTATTTTGCCCGTGTCCAACCTAGATTTTAAATTATTTTTGTAAAGGATGTGACTATTTATGATGCGTCGTAAGCTTCCCTCTGGTGTTGATGCTAATGTGTTCCGCAACACCGCCGCCGTTGGCAAAAAGATAAATCTTGGTACCATTATATTCAGAGGCGGTATTCGCCTGTGACTGTCTGCCTTTCCCCTTGAACAACTAGCGCCGCTAGGCGCAATGGCACTTTTGACTAGTAGTTCTCCCGTCCTGAACGTATGTAATAACGATTTTTTGAAAGGATGTATTTTTATGAAAATGCCCGTTTATTCTATCCGTGATGTTCTTAACGGTTATTCCGCTCCTATGGTTGATGTCAATGACAATACGGCTATTCGGAATTTCAAGTATTCCCTTGCTGGTGATTCTGTTGTTGGTGCTAATGCGTCCGATTATGAACTTTATCGCCTTGGCGAGTTTGATACTGTTTCCGCTAAGTTTACCCCTGAAGATATGCCTATTCTCCTTTTCAGAGGTATATGATATGGCTAGATTTTTTTCTTGTCCCGGTTCTCCGTTTCGACCCGTTCGCGAAAGTTTTTATGATTCATCCGGTGCTCTTTGCCTTCGTACTGTTGGCACTGATAATATTGATCAGCTTATACAGAGTCATGCCGCTGGAGCTGATATTGTTTCACTTGCCCGGCGTTGTATGCTCGGTGATCCTTCTGCTGTGCGTACTGACAGCCCTATGTATATTGATAATGTAGGCGCTCCCAAGACTCCTATTGATATGCTTAATACTATGGCTAATGTTCGTCGTACCTTCGATTCCTTGCCTGCTGATACTCGCGCGGAGTATGATAATGATTTCAATAAGTTCTTTGTTTCCATGTTTTCTAATAAGTCTACCATTCCCGGCAATGATGGTAAACAGACTCTTGACCCTGTTGACCCTGCTTCTAATCCTGTTGACCCTGCTTCTAATCCTTTACCCGCTGGAGGTTCTAATGAATAATTTAAAAAAGAAACTTGGTTCTTTTTTTCGTTGCTTTGATGATTTTATACATTGTTTGCGCGTTCTCTTTTTTCTTCTCCCCGACGTTGTTTCTGATGTCTTTGCTGGTGATTGCAATTATCTTGAATATGATTTGGAGGTTTATAGATGAATGTTAATGCGGAGTCGCATTTTGCTATTGCTCCTGCTGATGTTGACTTTCAGCGTTCGCAGTTTGACCGCTCCCATAAGAATACATTGACATTTAATGTTGGTGAGCTTGTGCCCTTCTATATTTCGGAAGTTCTTCCCGGTGATACTTTTGATGTGTCTACCTCTAAGGTTGTCCGCCTTCAGACTCTTCTTGCGCCTGTTATGGATAATCTCTATTTGGATACGTACTATTTCTTTGTTCCACATCGTCTTGTATGGGATCATTGGCAGGAATTTTGTGGTGAATCGAATCAGGCTTGGACTCCTTCAGTTGAGTATTCTATTCCGCAAATTAAAGCCCCTGTTGATGCTGACGGTTATGCTGGTTGGAAGTTTGGTTCTCTTGCTGA